ATAAAACCTTCCATAGATTGAATCAATCTATTTCGAGTCTTATTAATCTTCCTTACAATTCGTTTCGCAATTTTAGGTGTGTCAAAAATATCGCTTCTCGTCATCAAATTATCACAACCCCTTTTTTGCCAAAATCTATTAATCATGACACCGCCTTTTCAAATTCTAATACAAAATTACCCTCTACATAACGACTGCTTGAACTTGTTAAAAAAGAATCTCTGCATAATGAAGGTATTATTATATCTCCCTCACTCATACTTATATTAACTGATTCTTCCATTGAAGTATACATTTGGCTTCCCCAAGTTTTAGATTGTCTTGTTCCTATTGTAGTTAAAGGAATACTTTGAGCAGTGCTATCCCAAGTTAAGGGATTTGTATTCTTTTTAACTTCTAATAAAATTGTTCCTGTATCAGAAGCACTTTGCCAAGTAATACTTCCATATAAAGCATACCTAACTAATGTCATATCAGAAGGGACAACTATTGAAGGTGTCATGCTATCATACCACGATGTTCTTGGATTCGTAGCCGTTTGATAAGAATCCCAAACATAATCATTTGGTCCGTAAGTAATTTGAGGAGTAAACCACCTTCTTCTATTTGTTCCTGAATTAGAAGGATTAGCATCTGTACTCCACCTCATTGACCACTGCATAAAATGTTTTTGTTTTTTCTCATCTACATATTTTTTTGTAGCAATATGATAATCAGATGAAGGAGTATAATTGCCTCCATTATCTTTTGCAGTTATATTACCTGTTGCAGAATCTAATGTTATATCTCCGTCTATATCTAATTCTAAATGACCTACATCAGTTGATGATTCAGTAGATATGGAAGTTTCTGCAAAAGTGGTTGTATCAATTTGAAAATAATTACTTGCACCTAAATTAGGAGCTTCTTGTCTATATCTATTAGGTTGTCCTGAATCCATTGAAAATCTAAAAGCAGTGTAACCACTTGCAAATTGAGAACTGAAAAAAATATCACATTTAGATGAATAACCTAAAAAATACATAGATTGGTCACTTAAATCTTGACCCAATCCTAAAATAAAACTACTCCCTGCATAAGGAGTAAAATCAACATAGTTATTTAAATTATCTTGAAAAACTATTTTAGTATCTGTTGATAATCTTAAATCGGCACCTTCTTCTGCAGGTAGCTCTCCTTCACTAATACTATTAACTTTTACTTTCTGCAAAACAACTTCATCTGAACTTAATTCAAATGGAGCCATTTCATCTCCAATAAAAATTTTCTTTCTATGAGAATCTAAATAAGAATCATCGCCAATTGTAAAACTATTTTTTGGCATATCGTTTTCTCTTATATGGCTTTTTTGATTTTACATTTTTTTTCTTTTTTGTTTTTGCTTTGCCGTATTTCACTATTTTTTTCCTAATCCTTTTTTTAGCATGTTAAATAAAGGTGTTATAACAGAATCAAATAAAATATCATCTTTTTTAGAAGGACTTAATTTTATTACTTTTTCTAATACCATAAATGCTAACAATACCCATTCCCAATTACTCATTAAAAAATTCATCATGTTTACTCTCCTATGTTATATAAAATTTTACTATTTCTATTGGCTCTATTTGGTGTTTGTTTTGCCCATAAAGAATCCAATATTTCAATACTTGCTTGTTTAAATTTATGCTCTTTAAGTAGAGCTATACTTTTTTTAAATTTTGAAAAACCTGATAATCCAAGTTGGTAAACCATATCAAAGACAACTACTTTTGCTTGAATTGGTAATCCTTCATACCAAGGTAATTTTTGTTTAATCTGAATTAGCTTCTCTGTTATTTTCATATTCAATAATTGTAGAGAAATTTGTTCAGTTATATATAATTCTGAAACTTTAAATCCATGACCGATTGTATCATGTTGCTCTGTGCATTTATAAACAACAGGACTGAAACCTTCGTTTTCAACTATCGTTTTAGATATTTGTTCTTTTAATTCATTCATCGATTAAAATTATTTCATGTTTGTTGTTAAGTTTAATTAAATGCTCATACAATTTATCCGTAATTTGAATCTTTCCTGTTTCAAATGGATTCTTGTCTTTGTCATATGTTTTGAGCTTAATTGTTTTCATATAAAAAAATAGTCAGAAAGGGACTGCTCCGACAACAGACCCCTTTCTAAACTATATTTTAACTAACTGAGATTATTAATCCCAAGCCGCCGCAGTAGTTTGGCTTCCTTCACAAATAGTTATAGCTCTAACTTGATTTGTATCTTGTAATAAATTACAACCGTAAATCATATCAGTAACCATTTTGTGAGCAATATAATCCATATCATATTCCGCAACAGGAGTAGGTCTTTTACTATAAGCTACACCTAATGCAGAATTATGAACTACATAACCACCTGCAACAATGTCATCTGCTAATGTATCTGCAACACCTGTTTCATCTACACAGGCCGCAGGTACTTGAATACAACCGACATTACTTGGAACTACATTCATACCCATTAATTGACCAACAGAACCTGAAGGTAAATTAACATTTCCAACTTTTGATAAATGAACGAAATCATCAAGAGCGAAAAGGCTTGAATATAATTTATGAGATAATACCAAAGTACACTCATTTGGATTTAATTTCACTTTATACATATAAGATAAAAGTGATGCTAAACGAGTTTTATTTAGAACTCTATCAACAGAAGAATCTGAATTGTCTAAATTAAAACCGTTAATGTTTGTAGCTAATTTAGTAGCAACTGCAGTATCCATATGAACTGCTAATTTGTATCCTAAACTATCTGCATACCCACCAACTAATTCAGAAGCAGATTGAATTTTAGCTAAATCCTCAATCATTACAGAAGTGTAATAATGTTGATTTACCGAAATATTCATATCAACTTCATCACGAGTAGCATAATCGACAACTGCACCTTGAGTTTTTTCGACTGCATCTGCTACATCTTGCATAGTTGGTATATTAATTTTATCCCCACCACCTGAAATTAGTGAAGAATAATCTCTTGTCAAACTTCCGAAGACAAGACTTTTTTTGAATGAAGCCCTAATTGAATCCGCCCAAATCTCAGGTATGAATACTTCTAATTCATCAAAACCTGTTTGGTCGGCTATAGGGATTGTTTGTGTTGATGCCATTTTTTGGCTCTCCTTAATTTAACCTACAATTTAAAATTATTTATATTATCTTTTTTTAAATTTATTAAGGTAAGCAGTCCAATTCTTTTTTTGGTCTTCAGGAGACATATCCCATAGATTTTTATCATCAGGTAATACATTCCCTCGAACTGCATTGGATTTATCTGTTGGCACAGATTGCTTAAAATTTCTATCGATATGAGCTTTTAATTTCTCGGTTGATAAATCTCCGTAAACTTCTCTGTCGTCATCAGGTAACTTACTTAATAAAGTTTCTCGTTCCTTTTTTTCGATTTCAACATAATAGTTATTCTGTTCAGTGAGTTTATCAATTTTGGCTTGAAGCTCAGTATTTATTTCTTTATACTGACCTTGTTCTTCCATTTGTTTAACTCTTTGAGCTTCTTTATCCGCTTTAAGAGATTCTAATCTTTCTTTCATCTCTTTATTGGATTTAACTATCTCATTGAAACGAGCATAAGGAACATTATTAGGATTATCGTTTCCTTCTACGGCAGAATTATTATCGACATTCTGTGTATCGGCAGGTTTAGTATCGTTGTTCTGTTCAACGACTGAATCATTAGTATCTTTTTTCATTTAACTAATCTCCACATGTTTTATTATAAGTAAACTTTTTTTAATTTGCAAGATTTTTTTTATCTTCTGTTGAAATTTCTTCTAAATTGTCAAAGAATGCTTCGATGATAGTTATTCTTTCATTTAACATTCTTATCTGTTTTTCATTTTCAGTATCAATTAAAATTTTTTTAACATCAGATTCAATTAGTTTGACTTTTTGTTGAGTTTGATTAATTGCATGAGCTAACACATCCATTTGTTTGTAAATATTATTTAAAATTGTTATTAATTTTGGTATTGCTAAAATGCTCTTTATTAATTTCATAGTTTCGCCTTTGATTTCAGTATAGCCACATCTTTTTCTAATTCTTCAATGTATCTACCTTGCTTCGATATTGTTTTTTGGAGTTGTTTAACTTGCTTGTCTAATTCGTTTGGCTTATTAACATACTTATCTATTTTTTTTAAATCACTATGATGTTTTAGTGCTTTAAATATTCGAGTTATAATTATTTTAATTAACCAAATAGGCATACTTAATGTAGCTAATCTTTTAAACCTAACCAAGTCAAAACTAATCCAAATATAGTATATAATGTTATACCTGTTGCCTTAATGCCTGTAATATTATTTTCTGCTTTTCTTACTCTACCATTTACTCTGTCTAATTTTTCAGAATTTATATCTACTCGTTCTTTTATATATTTTAAATGTGTTAAAACTTCTTCTCTGTGTTGCTCTACTTTTTTCATTTACCAATCCTCGTTATCATCTTCATATAAATCAAATAATTCCCATTTTCCTAACCACCACAATCCGCCAAAAAAGACTATTAAGAATCCTAATATAAAATAGCCTAATCCAATCATCAGTATTTCTTGTTATCGTTCTTCTCTTGCATACGAAGGAATTTGTCCCTCAACCCATTACCGCTCAATTTGGCAATTACCTCAACAAGAGTCCTGTATGAATTTTCTAATCCCTTTTGCTCTAATTGCATTTTTTTTTGTTGGTCAATTAACTTTACAAGTATTCCTTCAATCCTACCAAATGATTCTCGTAACTCTCTCGTAAGTTCATCTTGAATAAATTTTGTAGATTTCCAAATATAAAAAGCCATTGCGATACTACCAACAACAGGTAATCCATATCTATCTAATATCATAAACCAATCCATTTACACTACCACCTTGAAAATAGTTGTTCCCTTGCTAATCTTATCAGAGCTTTTAGCATTATAAGATTCAAGGGATTGTTCAATATCATAACCAACTCCGTAATTCTGTAAGTCAATTTTAATGCCGTCTCTGTTACCGTTCTCGTAAAATATGTAACAATTTTGAGAAGCTCTGCCTGATAAGTTAAGTGCTTTTTCTGAATAATCATTAGCTCCTACCATTGAAGACGACCGAGAAAAATTGTCGCCCACTCTCGCACTATGCACATGCCCAAAAACCACATAATCAATATCTACTCCTCTTGCTTTATATCTACCCATTAATTGAGTAACACTTGTATCTAATCCTTTTTTGATTGTTCCATTACCATGCAATATTAATAAGTTTTGTCCTGCAACTTCTACTACTAATTCAGTTGGGTCGCCTTGAATAAAATTAATTTTACTATCTTTAAATATATATCTTAATGTTTCAAATATTGTAAAATCATAATTATCAGAAGCTATTATAGGACTCCAACCCCAATCTTTTTTTACTCTTGATTCGTTTCCTGTTACATGACAAATAGATAAATTAAAATTTTTATTCAAATCTAATATTACTTGTGTCATAATATCTACTGCGAGAAATGTGGCTTTGGCTCTGTTTGTAGCCATTTGCAATAACTCATCTAATCTTCTATCACTATTAAGGAGGTCGCCTGATTGAACCATGAGAACATTAGTAATACCAAATGTCTTAAAATACATTGTAGCTTTTTCAACAAATAATTTACATCTTGCAGAGGCTATTTTAAAATCATATTGATTGTGTTCTAAATTTACAAGCTCATTAAAATGCACATCGCTAAATTGAATCACTCCAACGGCACTATTGTCAGTATTGCTATGCTCAACAACTTTTTCTGTAATGTAATACTTCTCAAAAACCTTTAATAATTCTTCTGCATATTTACTTACTGCATTTTCTACTCGAATGTGCTCTCTGAATGCCTTTCGTTCAATACGGTTAATGTCTTGGTATGACTGCTT